CACGTGTCGCTGCGCGCGCACCGCGCCATGGCCGAGGTGACCGAAGGCCGCGCGCTGGACCCCGAGCACGAGACCGTCGAGCACCTGTGCGGCAACCCGCTGTGCGTGAACCCCGACCACTTCGAACTGATCGACCGCGTGGACAACTCGCTGCGATCGATCCTTGAGAAACCGAGAGGCATCTGGAATGGCAGCTGAAGGCGATCTGCGCAAGAAACTCAAGGCGCGAGTCGAGGCCTACGGCGGCGAGATCCGCGCTGTTAGTTGGTTGGGCCGACGGAACGCGCCGGACGTGCTGGTGCTGTGGGGCGACATGGTGTGGCGCGATGACCTCCACAACACGCACCCCTTCGTCGAGACCAAGGCCCCCGGCGGCAAGCCCAGCGCAGCGCAGGCCCGAGAGCACCAGCGCATGCGGGCCGCGGGCTGCACCGTGCTCGTGGTCTCGACCGAAGCGCAGTTGAACGAGTGGCTGCCTCCGCTGTGAGTTGCTGGGCCAAAGTCACGAAGTTCGACCCGCGCTCCGCAGCACTGGCCGACCGGCACTACTCTCGTCGCAAAGTGGGGTCACCCCAGTTCATGCCGCCAGGCCAAACGCTTATCCTGCTGAGCGATGACGAGGCGGCCGTTTTTGGCTGGTGGCGCCCAGACCCAAAGAGCGGCATCAAGGCAATGAACGGTCTTGACGGGTGGACGTGCACGATCTTCCGCAACGAGTCGTTGGCGTACGTCTCGTCGGCGATGATCCTTGAAGCGGAACAGATGCTTCTCGCCGAGGGCTACGACATCGGCCCTGACGGCTTCATCACCTATGTCTGGGACAAGAAAGTGAACAGCGCAAACCCCGGCTACTGCTTCAAGCTGGCAGGGTACAAGACCCGAGGCCGGAGCGCCGATGGCAAGAAGACGCCGCTGACCAAACCGTACCCATGAGACCGTTCACTCCGCACCCCTACCAGTCGATCATGATCGACCACGCGATCAGCAACCCCCGCTGCGCGCTGTGGGCTGGCATGGGCATGGGCAAGACCAGCAGCACGCTCGCCGTGTGCGACGCGCTGCTGCTCGCCGGCCTCGCGCGGCGGCCGCTGATCCTGGCCCCACTGCGCGTGGCTCGGTCGACGTGGCCTGGCGAGGCCGAGAAGTGGGAGCAGTTTGCGCACCTGCGGGTGCAACCGATCATCGGCAGCGCCGAGGAGCGCCGGGCCGCGCTGCAGGCCAGCGCCGACATCTTCACGATCAACTACGACAACCTCGTGTGGCTGGTCGACACGCTGGGCGCGCACTGGCCGTTCGACATGGTGGTGGCCGACGAGTCCACGCGCCTGAAGAACTTCCGCATCAAGCAGGGCGGCAAGCGCACCCAGGCCCTGAGCAACGTCGCGCACTCCAAGGTCAAGCGCTGGATCAACCTCACCGGCACGCCGGCGCCGAACGGCCTGAACGACCTGTGGGGGCAGACGTGGTTCTTAGACGGAGGCTATCGACTCGGCCGTTCCTATAGCGATTTCGAGAACCGGTGGTTCGGCTACCAGCGCGCGAAGGACGCGGTCACTGCGCACAAGACCTTCGTCAAGCGTATTGTCTTCCCGCACTCGCAGACCGAGATTCAGGATCGCCTGCGTGACATCTGCCTCACGCTGGACCCGAAGGACTGGTTCGACCTGAACGACCCGATCGTGCGCACCGTCGAGGTGGAGCTCCCGGCCAAGGCCCGCAAGCACTACCGCGACATGGAGCGCGAGATGTTCACGCACCTCGAGGGCCACGACATCGAAGCCTTCGCCGCGGCAGCCAAGACGATCAAGTGCCTGCAGATGGCCAACGGCGCGGCCTACGTGGGCGACTCCAACACAGAGTGGGTGGTGACGCATGATGAGAAGATCGAAGCCCTCCGGTCGGTGGTCGAAGAGGCAGCTGGTGCCCCGGTACTGGTTGCGTACCACTTCAGGAGCGATCTCGCTCGTCTTCAGGCCGCTTTCCCGGAAGCCCGGCAGCTTGATGCTTCGCCCCAGACCATCGAAGATTGGAATGCAGGGCAGATACCGATCCTACTGGCTCACCCGGCTTCGGCGGGCCACGGTCTGAACCTACAGGACGGAGGCAACATCCTGGTCTACTTCGGGCACTGGTGGAACCTGGAGGAGCGCCAGCAGATCCTCGAGCGCATCGGGCCGATGCGGCAGAAGCAGGCCGGCCACGAGCGCCCCGTTTTCGTCTACAACATCGTGGCCCGCGACACGGTGGACGAGGTTGTCATCGACCGCATGCATTCCAAACGCGAGGTTCAGGACTTGCTGCTTGAGTACATGAAGAACCGAAATGGCTGACTTTCACTCGTGGTCCAAAGACTCCCTGGTCAAGCTGGCCGAGGAGCAAACCGCGCGCATCGCGGAGTTGGAAGCGGACAACAAGACACTGCTTCTGGCCTGGCGCCAAGCGCTTGCGCAAGCGACAGCATCTGCTACACTGACTGCACCCTCCAAGGAACAAACATGAAACGCACCCTCGCCGTCGCCCTGCTCGCCACCCTCTGCGCCGCCACCTCGGCCTTCGCCACGGGCAAGCCGCCTGCCCAGCCGCCTGCCACGCCCCCGGCAGCCGTGCCCGTCAGCGCGACGGCGCAGGCCGCTGCGGCGGCAGGCTCGGTGTCCGGCGCGGCGGCCACCAACGGCGGCATCGACTACAAGGCCGACGGCAACTTCTACGTGATGCCGGCGCCGGTCGCCGCGGCCCCGCTGCCCGCCGGGCTGTGCCCGCAGGGCGACAGCGTGTCGTTCGGTATCCTGTGGAACATGTTCAGCTACGCGCGCAGTTCCACGCGCACGGAGATGGAGTGTCTCGACAAGGTGCTGGCCGTGGTCAAGGCCCAGACGCCGGCGCCCGTGGTGCTGCGCCTGAATGACGGTGTGACGGCCGAACCCGTCATCTGCCCGCTGAAGCCGTCGGTCAAGAGGACCGCGGCCAAGGCAACCAAGAAGGGAGTCTGCAATGCGTGATCATCTGTTGGGCTGCGCCCAGTTCATCCCGGACGTCGAGAACGAACCGACGCACTTCGTCACGCTGCGCAGGCGCTATCCGCTGGGTACGCCGTCGCGTGTGCACCGAGACCTGGAAAGCCACGTGGTCAAGTCCATGGAGGACGGCCAGCAGATCACTGCGTTCGAAGAGTTCGACCACACGCCGGCCGGCATGATGGCCGACTTCCCGCGCGAGTACGACCTGAAGACGATGCTCGGCGAGGCGGCGGATCGGCGCGACGCTGTGACCGGCGACTGGGGTTCGTGGGGTAAGTCGCTCTACGATCTGATGCAGGAGTACGACGAGCAGGTTCAGCGGCAGTGCGGCATCAACGACATGGTGCTGAACGCGAACAAGCAGACGCTCAAAGTGGACACCTACCCGACCTCGGCCGAGATCAAGGACTTCTACAAGCGCGCCGCGCTGAGCAAGGTCGAGGATTGGGAGCGGAAGGTGTTCGAAGCGCGGCTGACGCTGAAGAAGCCGGTGCACGTCGGCGTGGATCTCGGCAGACCGGCCGCGTTGCGCAGCTTGCTGTGCGACGCGGTCCCGAGATGACGTACGCAGGCTCGTGGCGTGACGTGCAGCGCTACCGGAAGTGAACACCAGCCCGTTGCCTGACTGGCGCGGTCACACCTGTGTGATCGCCGCCAGCGGGCCTAGCCTCACTCCCGAGCAGTGCTTCGCGGCCGTGATGTCGAAGGCCAAGGTCATCGCCATCAACACCACGTTCCGCATGCTCCCTGACGCCGACGCGCTGTATGCCTGCGACTACCTCTGGCTCAAGGTCCACAGGAAGCAGTTCATGCCGGCCTTCAATGGCCGCGTGTGGACGCAGGATCGCGCGGCGGCCGAGCAGTTCAACCTCAAGTACGTGCGGCACGCCGCTCGAGACGGGCTGGGCCGCGGCAACACGTTGCACGTCGGAGGCAACTCCGGCCACGGCGCGATCAACCTGGCGTACCTCTTCGGCGCGCGCCGCATCCTGCTGATCGGCTACGACATGCGCGAGATCGGCGGCAAGAAGCACTGGCACCCGGACCACCCGGCGCCGTGCGTGCAGAAGCAGCAGTTCGGTGAGTGGATCCACAAGTTCCGCAAGCTGGCCGAGGATCTCAAGGCAGCGCAGTGCGAGGTCATCAACTGCACGCCCAAGTCGGCGCTGCAGTGCTTCCCGATGGGTGATCTGGAGCAGGAGCTCGCGAAGTGAGAATCGCCAACATCCAAGTCCGCAAGGAGCCGTACTACCGGCGTGCGGCGATCGAGCAGGGCCTGCAGCGGCTCGGCTACACGCTGACCACCGACCGGGCACCCAAGGGCCGCGAATCGCTGCTGGTGCTGTGGAACAAGAAGCGCGGCGCCGAGGAGCAGTGGGCCGACACTTGGGAGCGGCAAGGCGGCACCGTCATCGTGATGGAGAACGGCTACCTGCAGGCGGTCGACAAGACCTACTACGCCATCAGCGTGCACGGCCACAACGGCTCGGGCTGGTTCCCTGTGGGCATCGAGAACCGGTTTGCGAAGCTGGGCTTTGAGATCAAGCCGATGGTGCTGCGCGACGGTCCGATCGTGGTCCGCGCCCAGCGCGGCATTGGCTCGGCGCTGATGGCCAGCCCGCCCGGGTGGGCCGAGAAGATGGCGGCCAAGCTGAAGGCCAACGGGCTGCAAGTTCGGCTGGCCCCGCACCCCGGCGACAAGGGCAAGCTGGAGAAGGATCTGGCCGCGCTCAAGGGCGCCAGCCTGTTGCACATCTGGTCGAGCGCGATGGGCGTGCGCGCACTGGTCGAAGGCATCCCTGTGCAGCACCACGCGCCGCACTGGATCTGCGGCCTTGGTCACCAGACTCGGGAGGCCAAGTTGAACTTCGCCGCGCACGGGCAATGGCATCACGAGGAGATCGCGACGGGCGAACCGTTCGCGCGCATCCTCGACAACTTGGAGTCCGTGAAATGGGCCTGACCATGTGGCCGGTCCCTGGCAAAGCCAAGTCGAAGCTGATCTGCAGCGCTTTCGCTGCGGGGGCACCGAAGGGTGCCAGCGGCTCGGTCTTCTTCGGTACCGAGGGTGTCATGTCGGCCTTCCAGAAGGCCAAGAGCGGCACCTGGTGGTACATCGACAACTCCTACTTCGACAAGCACCGCGGCATTTACTTCCGCGTGACCAAGAACGCGCTGCAGGTCGACCCCCGCGGTCGCGTCAGCACTGGCGAGCGCTTCGACAGACTCGACGTCCCGATCAGGGCGTGGTGCGATCCGCTCGGCGAAGACACGCTGTTGTGCCCGCAATCCGACGACTTCATGAAGTCGACGCTGGGCCTCAAGGATTACGACTGGACGCGCGAGGTGCGGTCGATCATCAACACCTACGATCGCCCCGACCTGCCGGTGCGCGTGCGGCACTGGAACCGCGACAAGCTGAAGGCCGCCGTCGTGCTCGAGCACGAGCTCCCGCACTGCCGCCTGGTGATCTCGCACTCGTCGTCGGCCAGCATCACGGCACTGCTGGAGGGCGTGCCGTCGATCAGCACCGGCCCCACGGCCGCGGCGTACCACCTCACCGGGCCGCTGACGCGCGAGTCGTTCATCGACCCGCCGAAGCCCAGCTACGAGGACCGCTACCAGTTCGCCAGCGTTCTCGCGGACAATCAGTTCACTCTTTCCGAGTTCAGCACAGGAGTCGCGTGGAAATGGCTGGAAAAGCAGTAGGCAAGGGGTGGTTCTCCACCGCCGGGCGGCCGGGTGATCGCACCCTCGACCAGCAACTCAACGGTCTCGACCGGCTGCTGGGTGCGGTGTACGGCAAGACCGTGCTCGACGTCGGCTGCGCCGAGGGTCTGATCAGCATCGAGATGGCCAAGGCCGGCGCTGTCGCGGTGCACGGTGTCGAGATCGTGCCTGGCCACGTGGTCGTAGGCAACAAGCTGCGCGGCGATCTGCCCATCACGTTCGAAGTCGGCGACGCGAACGTGTGGAGGCCGCGACGCCACTACGACGTCATCGCGATGCTGGCGCTGCTGCAGAAGGTCAAGAACCCGACCGTCGTGTGCGCCGAGATCGTGGAGTTCGCCCGCGAGATGGTCGTGCTGCGGCTGCCGCCCAAGCACGCGCCGACGATCATCGACGAGCGCTCGGGCAACCAGCCGCATCACATCGGCGAGACCATGAAGCGCGCGGGCTTCTACCTCGAGCACGCGGGCTACGACGGCGCCTTCGGCGAGTGGGTGGGCAACTACCGGAGAGTCAAGTGAAGACGCTCCTCACGATGTACCGCGAGATGGCCGACTCCGGCGTGCAGTTCCGCGGCCTCAGCCTGCTGAACAACGCCGACCAGGTGGGCAAGTTCATCAAGCGCCTGCACGCCCAGACCGTGCTCGACTACGGCGCTGGCGCTGGCGACGCGTACCGCAGCCCGCACAAGATCTACAAGACGTGGGGCCTGCCGATCAGCAGCATCACGCTCTACGATCCCAGCTTCAAGCGGCACGAGAAGAAGCCCGATCGGCGCTTTGACGTGGTCGTGTGCTCGGACGTGCTGGAGCACATCCCGGAAGACGAGGTGCCGCGCTTCATCGCCGACCTGTTCAATCACGCGAAGCTGGGCGTGTGGGCCAGCGTGTGCTGCCGCCCAGCGAAGAAGTTCTTCCCCGGCACCGACGTCAACCTCCACTGCACGATCAAGCCGCTGGAGTGGTGGCAGGAGCAGTTCACGCAGGCCCAGGCGCTGTTCACAGACCTCGACCTGCAGTGGGAACTTGTGGAGACACCGTAGTGGGCGCCGGCGACTGGCTGATGGCCTCGGGCGAGGCCCGCAAGATCCACAAGCAGACCGGCCACGGTGTGCTGATTGTCAACGCCATGGGCAAGATCCAGAAGTCCGAGGTCTTCGACGGCGTGCCCTACATCCTGAGCAAGCCGCCGGCGGGCAAGCCCTACAGCAAGCTGCGCAACGCGGCCGGTCTGCGTCCCTACATCCTTGCCAAGACGATGGAGCGGTGGACGTGGAAGCCCTACAAGCCGATCCCGGCCGAAGTGTTCTTCACGCCCGAAGAGTTGGCCTTCGCCGAGCCGTTCCGCGGCGCGATCATGGTCGAGCCCAACGTCAAGGCGATCGGGCACAGCAACAAGGACTGGGGCTGGATCAACTGGTCGCAGCTGACGTCGGCCATGCGCCTGGAGGGCATTGGCCCGATCATCCAGTGCCTCGGCCCCGGGCAGAAGGCGCTCAACCACGTCGTCGCGGTGGGCACACCCACGTTCCGGCACGCACTGGCCGTGCTGTCGGTGGCTCGAGCGTTCATCGGCACCGAAGGCGGCCTGATGCACGGCGCGGCCGCCGTGGGCACGCCAGCGGTCATCCTGTGGTCTGAGTTCATCAGCCCCGACATCACAGGCTACGCCATGCACCGCAACATCCGGCACGCCGGCAAGCCCTGCGGCATGCGCACGAACTGCCGCGGCTGCCGTGAGTCGATGGCGAAGATCCTGCCAGCGGAAGTGCTGGCCAACCTGAAGGAAATCCTGAAATGAAGCAAGTCAGCGGCTGGTGGATGCCGGACCACGAAGCACACCTGGGCCCGTGGATGGCTCACGCCAAGAACAAGTTGATCCTGAACGGTCGCCAGGCCTACCAGGGCAAGAAGCAACTCGCAGCGCTGAAGCACTGCAAGAAGCACCGCGTCGCGGTCGACGTCGGCGGCCACGTCGGCCTGTGGTCCTACAACCTGGCACACGAGTTCGGTGCCGTGTTCGCGTTCGAACCGGTGCTCGCGCACCGCGAGTGCTTCGAAAAGAACCTCGCCGGTGTGGGACAGCACGTGCACCTCCACGGCATTGCGCTGGGCGCCAAGCAAGGTTCGGTGGCGATGTGGTCCGAGAAGGGCAGCAGTGGCAACACGCAGGTCCGCGGCGAGGGCGACATCCCCATGGAGACCCTCGACAGCCTCGACCTGATCCACGTCGACTTCATGAAGTTGGACTGCGAGGGCTTCGAAGAGAACGTGCTGCGCGGTGGCGTCGAGACGATCACGAAGTGGAAACCAGTGGTCATCGTCGAGCAGAAGCGCGACATGGCCAACCGCTTCGGTCTGCCGCTGCTCGGCGCGGTGGACTTCCTCAAGACCCTCGGCTACAAGGTGGCCGAGGAAATCAGCGGCGACTTCATCATGGTGCCGGCATGAAGGTCTACATCGGATACGACGAGCGCGAGCACGAGGCCGCGCAGGTTTGCGCGAAGACGCTGCGCGAGGTCACCTTCGGCGAGATCGAGCCGGAGTTCCTGTGCCTCAGTCGCCTGTACGCCAGCGGCCTGCTGACCCGGCCGCGCGACACCCGCACGCTGCGCGAGTACGACCTCGTCAGCAACATGCACTACAGCACGCGGTTCAACATCTCGCGGTTCCTGACGCCGATCCTGTGCCAAGGTGGCTTCGCGCTGTTCCTCGACTGCGACATGGTGTTCCTGACCGACCCGCGACAGATGCTGCAGGAGGTCACCGCGGCGCATGCCGTGAGCGTCGTCAAGCACGAGCACGCACCGACGCGCGAGGTGAAGATGTTGGAGCAGATCCAACGGCCGTACACGCGCAAGAACTGGTCGAGCGTGATGTTGTTCAACTGCGACCACCCGGCCAACCGACGTCTGACGCTGTGGGACGTCAACCACCGCACGCGCGACGAGCTCCACGAGTTCTACTGGCTGGCCGACGACGAGATCGGCGAACTGTGGCGCGGGTGGAACTGGCTGGTGAACGAGCAGCCGCGGCCGCAGCCACTGAACATCGCTCACTTCACCAACGGCGGGCCCTTCAATGAAGGGTGGCCTGGCGCCGAGCACGACGACCTGTGGTTGAAGGCTGCAGGGCGATGAAGGTCCGGTGCCTGCGACCGGGGTTGCCGAAACGCATCTCGACGCACCCGAAGGCGCGAGGCATCAAGAGCGCCGCCGACATAACAATCCACGGGCGTCTAACGCTGAAGGTCGTGGTGTTTGAGAAGCAGCGCGATCTCGTCCACTTCTGGGCCGAGGTCTTGGGTAAGCCCCGCCTCGGTCGACGTACGCTTGGCGCGGTCAATGCACTATCGCACGAGATCATCACGATCACCCCCGGTAAGCCGGATCGCAGCACGCTGTGGGTTGACCCTCGGTACTTCGCGATCATGGGTCTCGTGCATGGGCACCTCAACATGGAGATCGTGACCCACGAGTCTGTGCACGCCGCGTTCTGCTACGCGAAGCGGTGCAAGCGCACGCCGTGGGCGCACCACGCCGAGTTCGATGAAGAAGAGGTGGCATACCCCGCCGGCCGCATCGCGCGGGCACTCAACGCCTACCTGCACGACGAGGGGTTGTACGCTACGGCGCCGACGCGGCGGAAGGCCAAGCCTTCAGCAAGGCCCTGACGCCGGCCTCGCACTGCTCACCGTCTCCTGCACTTTCTTCACCAACGCGCAGTGCCTCGTCAAGTAGTGACCCGAGGGCTTGGGCTCGATCCCGGCAGGCGGCGACGGAATCTTCACCTGCTCGACCACTGCCGGCAGCGTAGGCGTTGATCTGGTCGCGCAGGCCGTTGCGCTCAGTGCGAGCGCGATTGAGAGCAGCGACCACTTGAGTCGACGCAGCACGTTCCTTGAGCAGAGCATCTTGGGCCTCCTGGATCCGGGTGTTGAGCGCCTGCTCGAGCCGCCGGTAGGCGTCCGAAGCGGCCATGGCGGCAGCGTTGTGCTCGGAGATCGCGCGGTCCAGCACGACCTGCACTTCGGCCCGGCCTTGCTTGAGGTAGACGCTGCGCGCCTTGAACCAGATGCCGGTGCCTGCGATGCCCAGCCCGAGGATCAACAGCCCGCTCATGGCCAGCTGCGGGCCGCCAGGGATGAACTTGAGCAGCGCAGCGGGGATCACGCCAGCACCTGCAGGAAACGCTGGTACAGCGCCCGGCGCTCGTCGGCGCCGAGCATGGCCGGGCCGTTGATGCGCCGCGTGATCACGTCGATCTGACCGACGTCGGCCATCGCGTTGAGATTGCCCACGGCCCAGTACCAGGCAGCCGTGAACGCCGCGTCGGGCGGCTCGGCCACCAGGTCGGGGTTGGCCTTGTAGTCCGTGCCCAGCCCGTCGCCGGCGGCCATGTAGTTGGCCCGGCCGGTGAGTTGGAACAGCCCGCGGCCACGGTACTTCCACCCGTCCCCGCTGGCGGTGTCGCCGTTACCCAACCGGTTGGCGTACACGCGATTGGCCAGCTTCTCCGGCTGCCGCAGATACTGCGCCGCGTCGGCCAGTCCGGTGAACCGCCCCTTGAAGACCTCCATCAGCCGCTCAGGTGTGCTGTAGGACAGGTTCTCCTGCAACCGCGTGAAACCGATGCTCTCGTGCGCGGCTTGCGCAAGGAACGCTGCGGCGCGCTTGGGCGTGTTGATGGTGAACGCCGTCATCGCAGCGTCAAGCGGCAGTTCGAACTGTCCGGCCACGTCGCGGTCGATGCCGCAGTCGACGAGTTGCTGCAAGGTGATCACTTCGGGGGCTCCTCGGAGGCAGCAGGGGGTTGAGGCCACTGCTGCCGGCCGCCCTTCCACGCGTCGATGGCCTGCAGCAGCACCATCGACCCTGACCAGGTGACGGCGTACAGGCAGAGTTCTTCGAAGGTGATCTTGTCGTTGAGTGTGCGGCTGAAGACCACCCACGTGTGGCACATGCAGCAGATGAAGGCGGCGAGGCGCCCCCAGCTGAGTTTGTTGCGGTCGTCGCGCAGGAACTCACTGGCGTCGAACTCCGGCCCCTTCTGGGCTTGGAACAGCACCCAGATGAACAGGCCCGACATGAGGATCAGGCTGAGGAACGGGATCAGGCGATCGAAGGTGAAGGCGTTGAACAACGCCCCGGCCGCAGCGATGTAGTCGGGGCCGCTCATTGGCCGCTCGTTTTCGCAAGCCTCGCTTCACTGGCCAGCAGACGGCGTTCGTGGTCTGCGAGTCGCAGATCGTGTTCCACGTCCTTGAGGTTGCGTGCGCCCAAGTCGAGAGACATCTGCCGCACCTGCGCGCTCATCTCGTTGAGCACCTCGGCCTGCCGCTGCTGGCCAAACCACAAGGTCACTGCCTGCCCTGCGATCACCGCGATCACGCAGATCAAACCCCACAGAGGGATCTCGCGGTTGACCTTGATCGGAGGGTCGCCGTCGCGGATGTGCGCCATGTCATTCCCCGTTTGATTCGTCATTGCTGGCCTCAGTGGAGTATTGTTTGGCGCTACCTTAGCGCGCTTTAATTTTACTTCGGTACTGGTCCAACGAATGACTTGATCATCGTCCCGGACTTGCGTTCGCCGGTTACGGTCTTGGGGTCCAAGACCTCGTCGAGCGCCTTGAGGATCGGGGCGTCGGATTCCACGCCCGCGATGCCCTTGACCTTCTCGATCATCTCCTTCATCCACTGCTTGGCCTGCGCGCGCCAGCTGCCCCGACCGGTGAAGCGCTCGTGCATGATGCGCGCGCCGTTGACCGCCCAGAACTCGGTGGGGTTCACGAACTGGTAGTCGTCCTTCGTCAGCACACCGTCGTCGAAGGCCTTCTTCACGGTCGACAGCGCTTCGGCGTCACCACCGGAGGCCTTCTCCATCGCTTCCATGGCCGCGCGGCGCTCGGGGGTGGCGTCGGCCATCCGCGTCTTCGTCGCGCGCTCCCACGCCCGACGGATGCCCTGCTGGACAGCTTCCGGCATCAGGCGCTCGGCGTGGTGGAAGATCTCGTGGATCGCGGTCTGGGGGTTGGTCTGCCCCTTGAACAGCTTGACGATCTCGCTGGCCGAGTTGTAGCTGCCCTTGGCCTGGGCGTTGGCGGGCGTTTCCACCTCCACGCGCAGGCCGCGTGCCAGGTTCGGGTTCTTGTCGAGGGCCCACAGCGCCAGCGCGCCGCCCTCCTTGTCGAGCGAACCATCGGCGATGCCGTCCTCGATCGCACGCCGCGATTGCCGGCGACCGCGCGCCGTCGGAGGCGGCGGGGGTGCAGCTTTCGCCTTGGCGCGCAGCTGGTTGTCGAGGAACGCTTCGTCGAGGTTCGGCAGCGCCAGGTCTAGCGCTTCTTCGCCTTTGCCCGGCGCTGCACGCTCAGGGCTATCGCCACCGCCTGCTTCTGCGGCTTTCCGGCCTTCATCTCCCGGCGCACGTTCTCGCTGACCGCCTTCTTGCTTGCCGACTTTATCAGGGGCATTTGCCTTCTCCTTGGGAGCGATCTTCTCAGCGCGCTCGAGCAGCGCCGCCTTCACTTCAGGATCGGGCTCGGCTTCGGCGGCTTTGCGGAGCTCGTCAGCCGCGGAGCGCTTCTTGGCCTCCGCGTCGCGCTTCTTCAGGATGGCGTCCTTGACCTTCGCCACCTCGGGGTGGTCGGGGATCTCCGGCGCGGGCTTCACGACTTCCGGCTTGATCTC